AAAGACTGCTTCTGAGTTTGAGAAGCAGAAACAGGCCGCGATGACCGAAAGCGAGAAGAAAGACGCACGTATCAAGGAACTCGAAGGAACGAACGCAGACCTTACCAACCAGCTTGCTGACCGTGAAGCCAAGGTGCTTCGCGTGCAGATGCTGGAAGAGGCGGGGTTGCCGACTTCGTGGGCCGAACGCGTGCATGGTATGACGGTAGGGGAAATCAAGGCCGATGTTGTTGAACTCAAGAAACTCATCGGTGTGAAGAAGTCTCCGGTTGGCGGCTCAGCAGCCCCAGCCGAAAACGGATCCCCACCGGATATGAATGCCTTAATCCGAGGCAGACTCGGACTTTAGGAACCCTTCAAGGAGGGAATAATGGCTGCATTTGATACCCATCCTGGCGATAATACATACGACCAGATGATTACACGTCCGAACGCTACGGCGCTCATCCCCATCCTCGTTCGTGACGCGATTTTCTCAGGAGTCACAGAGACTTCTGCATTTATGAGGCTGGCAACTCGTTTGCCGAACATGTCTAGCGCAACCTATGTGATGCCCGTTCTTTCCGCTCTCCCGACCGCGTACTTCGTGACCGGCGAAATCGGAGACGGGACAAACTCTGGTGCAAAGCAGACGACTTCGATGGCGTGGTCTCACAGAGACATCACAGCTGAAGAGATCGCCGTTATCGTTCCCATTCCCGAGGCTGTTCTTGCCGACTCTACTTACGATATTTGGGGGCAGGTCAAGGACAAGGCTGTCGAGGCATTTGGTCTCGTGATCGACAATGCCGCGATCTTCAACGTCAATGCTCCGACTTCATGGCCGACCGGCATTGCCGCAGGCGCTGCAGCGATGATTACAAACGTGAACAAGACCGTTCTCGGCTCACTCGGTGATCTTGCCGATGACATCGGCGGACCCCTTGGTCTTATGGCACAGGTTGAAGCCGATGGGTACGACGTTAATGGTTTCTACGGTTCTCTGGCAATGAAGGCGTCGTTCCGTGGTATCCGTGATGCAAACGGAAATCTGATTTTTCAGCCTTCCATGACCGCAGGAACTCCTTCTTCGCTCTATGGTCAATCCATTGAATACGCACGCAATGGCGCAACTCTTGGAACGACTCTCCTGATCGCCGGTGACTGGAAGCAGGCTGTGTATTCCATCCGTCAGGACATCACCTACAAACTCCTGACCGAAGGCGTTATCCAGGCTGCAAACGGCGACATTTCCTACAACCTTGGTCAGCAAGACATGGTTGCTCTTCGTATCACAATGCGTCTTGGCTGGCAGCTTCCTAACCCCCTCAACAGACTCAATGCAGAGGGAACGATCCCTTCAACCACTCGTTATCCGTTCGCAGTTCTGACCTCTTCATAAGGAGGGTTGTATGAGCTGGTATCCTTTCAATCCTGCTACTTACCGCACGATCAAGGTGACGGCGGGGTCCATTGACCAAGCATTCGTGGCGCACGAGCATATTGTGGCCGTGCTTGGCTCGACGCTCTCCCCTCTTGCTACCGTTACGCTTACGACCCCGACCGTTCATGCAGCTTCCACCACGTTCCTTGTCCAGCCCGACGTTCCTCGGAACCTCGTCCTGACGGGCAACGCAGGAGCGAACGAGGCGGTCACGGTGAACGGTCTGGCTGCCGATGGCGTGACGGCCGTTCAGGAAGTCTTTACGCTGAGCGGAACCGACGCACAGGTCGGAGCAAAGGCGTTCAAGGCTCTCACGTCCGTTACCTATGCAGCGGGCACGCACACTTGCGCGTTTGTCTGTGGTAACGTTCTCGGTCTCCACGCGAAACTTGACGGGAACAACATCAAGGTTGCATGGAACTTCAACAAGACCGCTGAAACGGGAACGCTGGCAGTTTCTTCCTCCGTTCTTGCAAGCAATACCTACGCCCCCGCTGGAACACTCAACGGGACGGCGCCGGTAGATCTCTGGTACTTAGTCTAATCGAGGATCGAGGACCGGGACACGTTGCACACCTCTAAGGCGCAACCTCTGCCGGTTCACACCGCTCTGCGTCCGGGGCAATCGGCTTGACGCTGGAACCTAACAAGACCAGCGTCTCTTTAGGAGGTGATGTCCCATGATGGTGAAAATGCTCGTAGATACCTCAACACCAGCGAACGGATATGTCCATGCAGGAGACGTGGTTAACGTTGATGAAAAGACTGCTGAACGGTGGGTAGATCATCACATTGCTCAATTCGTCAATTCCGAACCTGACGAACTTGCGAAAGACGAACCTGACGAAGCGAAGAAAGTTCCTGTTCTGAAAAAAAAGAAGGGCAAATGAGCGCCTATCTTACGGTTGCTGAGGCTGCGACCTACTTCTCCACAAGGCTCTATACGAAGGAGTGGGTCGACGCAACGACGCAGGAGAAGCTTGCAGCACTCACGATGGCGCAGGCTGCCGTGGACGCACAGCCGTATATCGGCATCCGTGCCTCGGTGGTACTGGCACCGACCTACGGGTATCCGTCGACGGACGTTAATGCCTTCCCGAGATACTACGAAGTGCGGAGAGACCCATTTTACGGGACTGGTCCTGCGTTTGAGACGATCCCCGTCACAGACCTCATCGTGCCGCAGGTCGTGAAAGATGCCGTATGTGAAGAGGCCCTTGCGCTCTTACGGTTCGGCGATTCAGAGCGTGTCCGTTTGCAGGGGCAAGGTGTGACGTCCGCTTCTCGCGGTGATCTTCACGAGGTCTACGCGCCTCGCAGCGGGCTTCTCAGTCCTGAGGCTCGCGCTCTCTTGCGCCCGTGGATGATGGGCGTGGTCCCGCTGACAACGTGACGTTCCAAGTTACTGTCGATCCTAATAACGCGTTCCACTACGCGATGTCGCAGTACGCGGCTCTCTTGCCGCTGGACATTGAATCGGCGTTGATGGCGGGTGCGAGTCTGGTTGCCGCCACAGCAAGGGCGAATCTCGCGGCGAACGGCAGCAATGACACTGGCAAGCTCAGCGAATCAATCGGCACTCTCAGCCATTCTGCCAATGCGTCAGAAGTGAATGTCTCAGTTGGTCCGTCGTTGACGACCATTCATCCGGCGAGGTTCAACCCGACGAAGACCACAAACGACATAGGGTTCTTCCTCGAATATGGCACCGGCCCTGGCGGTCCTTGGTCGTGGAGTGGCGTTGCTGGGTCGAGATGGGAAGGTTTTCACCCCGGATGGACAGGAAACAAAGCATCGCCGTTTTTAACCCCAGCATTAGCATCAATGGCTTCGTCAGTCGTGGATCTCGTGGCGCAAGCGGTTGGGAGGCGATGGTGACTGTCCGTGACGCACTTGTAGAAGCAATGCAGAACGTGATTGTGCCGAACGATGAGACTTCTATCAGTCCTTCCATGCCCGTTGCATATCTCTTTGTCACCGGTTCCACGAAGCAGAAGTACGGGTATGAGACAACGCTGCAACTGGCGGTGGGCGAGACGACGCAGGAGAAGTTGGAAATGCTGTACGACGATATTTATGCGGCGATAGGAACGAAGGTGACGGCATCCGATGCTACGGTTTTTCCCCTCGTTGTGTGGGATCACGGGCAAAGTACGTTGATGCTTGATTCGACATGGGGCCGACGTTCGACCCTCAAAGTGGTTTCTCAAGACATGGAGGTATGAAGTGGCAGTATTAGCGGTTCAGGTTTTCAGTAAAGATACGCCGGCGCATATCGACCCCGCCGCAACGCTGGTGGCCGACCAGGATTTCTTGATGTCGGGAAGCGCCAATATTGCCCTTCTTGTCTACAACGGAGACGGCAGTTCAATCGTTGTCACGGTCGAGGGGCAGGGGCTTTGTGAGTATGGCGCAGCGCACGATCTTGTTGCGACCATTCCCACTCATCAGTGGTTCTTGTTCCCCCCGTTGACACCGGCGAGGTTCCAGGAACCAACGGCGAAGACCGTGAAAGTCACAGCGACGGGCACGTTGGCAACGAGTACGATTTCAGCACTGCAAGTGAAATAAGGAGGACAATGTGGCAGCGAAGATTTTTTCAATCACCACAGGGAGCGCCGTTGGTGCCATCACTGGCATCATTGTTGGCGATGCAACCCTGGATGGCAAAGTTGGTAATCTAAAGGAACTGACGAGCAATCCTGGAACGGAGATTGAAGACACTCGGATTGGTACGGCGACGACACAAACATTATCCTGCAACTTTGCGTTCGCAGCGGGGGATGCAACCGACATTCAGGCCCTCACGTTCGATGGAACGACGGCGGTGACGGTAACGGCGGGCACATTGACCCTCGCTGGTTATCTGACACATTTCGAAGTGAAGGCGTCCAAAGATGATTGGTGGGTTGGGTCATGTACCGTGACAAAGGAAGGAGCATAACATGGCTACCGATAGAGTATTCGGTATTGGTTCTTCAACGTGCGCCCCCATTACTGGCATCGTTGTTGGTGATGCAACGATAACGGGCGACATCGGGACGATCAAGAAACTTACGGGAAACCCCTTCACCACGATCGTTGAGACAAGGATGAGTACGCCGTATATCCGCAAGATGACTATTACGGGCGCGTATGAGGTAGTTACTGGCATCGACCAGGCACTACTCGGCACGGAAGTCACCCTGACTGTGGGTTCTGACACAACCAACCTGGCGATGAGTGGCGGCGCAGGACCGTCAGACACCATTACGCTCACGGGCATGTGCACGGAGTTTTCTATAAAATTAAACAAAGACGACTGGGCCGTGGCTTCGATTTCCGTGGAGAAGAAAGGCCCGACTGTTGCATAAAAATGGAGGTGCCACATGAAGTATAGCCTACTTGCACAATTTGAGAAAACCTTTCATCGAACACCCTTTAAAGCCGTCGAGTCGATGACGGAAATGTCTGCCGATGAGCAGCGGTGGTTCGTGTACCAGTTCCGTGTGAAGGACAACCCCGAACTGAAAATCCAGGATGTTGAAGAGTGGAACACAAAGGATATAGGCGATGCCGTGGGTGATTTTTTCGGCGTGAGCACTCCCTTGATTCCAGTTTAGCAAGCATATATCGCGTCTTCGGACAACTGGGTTGGCAAAAATCTCAAATTGACGACGCCGATCTTTTTGATTTGATTGACATTCTTGAGTCGAACAAAGAGAAGAAGACTGTTCCTTTTGATGAACTTGATGTGGATAGTCTTGACTTCGACGCCATGAAACGCGATTTGCAGGAGGACGGAAAATGGCCGACCGACAGTTAGTTATACAACTCCAGGCGCAGATGGGAGATGTTCTCTCCCAGTTTGACGCCATCTCCGCTGCGGCAACTGCGATGGGCGGAAACATCCAGCAACAGATGACTGCGGCAGCCAATGCGTCGTCTGCTGCGTGGAGTGCGGCAGTTGCGAGCGTCAACGCACAAGGCAACCCCATTATGATGAACAACGATGTTTTTGCCACGGTTGGCGCATCGGCACAAGCATCCAGCACCGCCGCGACCGCTGCAATGGCGAGTACGAGCGCTGCGGTCAAGGCCGTCGTTCCTCCGGTCAACGCGTTAGGCAATGCGTTCAAGACCGCTCTTGGCGTGATAGGCGTCGCATCCATCGGACAGATCATCTTAAAACTCAAAGCGTTTGCTACTGCGGCGGTCAGCGCGTTTACTACCGCCGACGCTGCTGCAAAAGAGTTTGAGGGGATGCTGCAAGAGCGTGGAGTGTCCATCGCCAATTCTTTGAAAGCGTCAACCGCCGTTGCGGGAATTGGTGGTGCGGCGGGTTTTGAGCCTGAGGCGATTCAACAGGCCATGACAGATAGCATTACGAAACTTGGGAGCGGCTCGTTCGCTGTTCAAGGCTTCGCGATTGCTATGGACGACGCGCGTATCAAGGGAATCAGCCTTGCTACCGCCGTTCAGTCTGTGACGATTGCAGCTGAAGGTTCGCTCAAGGCCCTGCGTCAGTTTGGCGTTACGCAGACCAAGGATGTCAACGGCAATCTCAAAACGATGAGTGAATTGCTGAAAGAGATGGCGGCAAACATGAAGGGCGGTCTTGCGACGTATTTGCAAACCCCCCTTGGCATGATTGACCGCATGAAGGTCGCCTTGCAGGAATTGAAAGAGAGCGTTGGCGGTGCATTTACAAATCTGTTTGCCCCTGTTGCGCAAGGAGTGACGGGGTTCGCGCAAGCGATGGTGGCGATGATCGCAACATCAGATACCGCAGCCCCTTCGCTCAATCAGCTTGCGGTTGAGGGTGCACAGATTGCAAAGCAATTTTACGATGCAGCGATAAGTCTCAAGATATTCGCTGCCTGGGTTGCCCCCGTGTTTACCTTTGGCATGATTAGCGGGAAGGAGAGCAACGCAAAGATCGCTGAATTGGAGAAGGCAAAGAAAGATGCAGACGATGCCGCAAACAAGGTCATTCAGAACCTTGCGACGGCAACGCCAAGTAGTATTACGACCGACTACCTGAAACAATTGCAGGATTTGTTGAAGGGCGTTACGAGTGATTCGGCTGTTGCCGCCGCCGCCGGCACGAAGACTGCTGCCGCGTGGCAGGCCGCTTTTGCACCCCTCACCCTCCTTTCAGGGAATATTCCTGCTCTTGCCAAGTATATTGGCAACCTCAGTTCCAACTTCGTTCTGCGTTCCAAGTTGGACATCACTATCACGGACAATACTAAGCCCCCCTCAAGTCCTGCTTTGGGCGCAGTGAAGAGCGCGGTATTAACATCGTTGGGGGATGCGACAAGAATCTATCACGGGATTACCGGAGAAACGCCGATGTCGCATGGCGCAGGCGGATATCGAGGCGCGGGTCTTTCGTTTCTAACAGGCGGGGGATGATATGGCGGCAACCCTACAGATAGATTTCACGAAGAATGGAACGGCAATCCTCAAGGATTCGAAGGAGTATCCCTTCATGGAGGGTTCGACGGATGAGGGGATCAACGGCACGATCCGCTTTACCCGCTTTTCCCTGAAGCGCGACCTGACCGTGGAATTTCGTGCCGGCGACACACTTCAACGGTTTCTCACGGCATTGGGGAAAGATGACGGGTTGCTCGTAACGCTGGATGGTGTGCAGTATTACCTCGACAGTATTGGTTGTTCTTCCACATGGGGCGGGTTCGGGTCTGAGGATACGAACACGGTCTGGGAATATGACATCAGCCTCAAGCGTCCCTATATCGCGGGGAACGAGAAGTAGTGGATAACGTCAAGGTCATTACCGTTCCGACAACCATCAGTATCTGGGCGGGCAATGCCGGAGAGATTGTTCTGGCTACTGGTGATATCGGTGCGCCGCAGCGCGTTGTGACGAACCTGACGTATAGTGGCTCGTTCTTCGGCGGGGGTTCAGCGTCCATCACTCTTTGGGAACCGCATCCCGGGGCTGTGTTCCCCCAGTACGGCGGCGGCGTGTGGCGCATCAAAGTGGACGGGGCAGACTGTTTTTACGGGTTTCCCGACACATCTTCGTCGCAGAGAATCGGCGGCGGGTACATGCGAACATTCAACCTCGTTGACCTTCTTACCGCTTGGGACTTGACGTTGAACGACATTCTCCCCCACGGGGCGACGACCGAAGCGCCGATTGCGGATACGCTTGACACGGTATTGAATTATATGATTGACACGGTGGAGACGATGGGGGGCATCTCGTTCAGCGGGACGGTTCCTGCGACCGCCGTTACAGTAGATGAGCAGTATTCGGACAAGGTGCTTGTCATTGCGAACAGCACATACCTCGCGGAGATTCAAAAACTTGCGCTCGTTCTTGGCGTGACGGTGTATCAGAATCCTTCACAGAACACCATCACGTGCGCGAACGCACTGACTCCAGGGTTCTCGCCTATGAATTCAATGGAGAGTGAACGGTTCAAGGAGGCGTCATTCGACGTGAATTACTCCACGATTCCCGCGACCGTGATGATCTTCGACGACGTGACGCATGTTGCTGATGCCTATGGGAAGTACGGCGGCGACGGAACGCTGACGAACTTCACGATGACGGGCAGGAACAACCTCGCTTACATGAGTTGCATCGGCATGGACGATTCAAAGCTTGTGGATATGGCGCATGACGTGTACGACGTGTCGCGCCACGCCTCTCAGATCTTGACGTTTACGTACGCGGGACTGGAACCCGACAAAGCGATGCTCGGCAAGAGTTTTTCATGGACAGATGCGCTGGGGGCGGGAGCGGATAACTTGGGGTACACGGTTTCGGGGTTCACGGTTAATTTAACAGCGAAGAGCGTGTATACGACCATCGAGGCATACAAATCATCATGAGCATGAGAAACGAGATGGAAAGGATCGTCAACACGGCGTTGCACTGCAACCCGCAGCAGTTCGTCTATGGGACAGGTGCAACCACAACCATCACGTTCGGCTACAAGTTCGTCGGGGAGCCGTGCATCCTTCTCTCCGTTGTGGGAACGACAGGCGAGACCGCGCAAGTCGTCACGAAGGACGTGGATGGCGATGGCTACTACACTGGTGCGACGATAACGACCGACGGGACTTCTGTGGACTGGATTGCCATCGGGACGGGGATCTCAGTTCCCCCTGAGGCATAGATGCCAATTCCTGGACCGTCTTACGGCTGGCAACAGTCATTCTTAGACAGCAAGGGTGTTGTCAAGTGGGGCGACTATCTCTATTGCTATATTGAGACAGACGAGACGCACATCAAGATAATGAAGGCCCCGTGCTACACGACAGCCGACCCTTACCCCTCCTACACGATTCAGGGCGACGAAGAACTTGAGAAGTTCGCCAATGCTGCGGATGTCACGATTGCCGCAGTTGTAAGGGAACACAAGTTCATCGGGGCCAATGGGAAGATTTACCTGTGGGATGGACTTCGCAGGGTCATCATCTTTGACATTGCAACGATGGCGATTGAACGCACCGACGATTACGACTTTGACATTACCGACATCACTTGCGATGCCGACGCGTACTACATTGGCAGGAACGGAGTACAGACGGAGAGCGACGACAATTACTCCGACGAAACTCAGCCTGCAGACTCAGAAATGGCGCGGGTCTACCGAGTTCCGCTCTCAGGGAGCACGACGGTCTATGTCGGCTATTGGAACGCATCTCCGCCGTACAGGTGCTTTCACGAACACTACGTAGAGTATATCTACATCAACGGCGACAAGATGTACATCTCTTGTGGATATAACCCTGCGAGCGCAACGCCAACGGCATCATGGGACACG